TAATGCTCAATAAGAATATAAATTATAATAAACCAACATTATTTTATAATCCGATAAATTATAAAAGTTTAGATGAATATAAACCTATTTTTGAAAAATTTAGTACTAAAGAATATAATAAAAATATAGTTGGTGATATTAATTTATCATTAGATATATTAACACAAGGTAATATTATAAATTTATCATTACCTTCGGTAGGTTTAATTAAACCAGTATTATCAAATGGTATACATAGTATACAAAATTTCACTGATTTTATAAAGGCAATAGTACATACTAAAGATTTTAAAGATATCAGTTATTCAATACCATTAAGGTCATTAAATATAGGAGATACAATAGCAGATATTTTATCAGATACTGAAAATATATCTAATATTATGAATGTAAATAATATATTAAATAATTTAGATAATATAAATAATAACAAAACTAAATTAATTAAAAAGATGATTGACACAATTGAAATTAATATGGAAGATATATTTAATGATAAAAGTATTAATAAAAAATCACCTATTAAATCTGAATTTATAATACCTTATAGAAAAGATTTAAAAGAACCAGAAAAAATAATTTTAATGACTAAAAGTGAAATTGCAACTATTTGTAATAAAGGTAAAATAGAAGATATGCATAAACATAATAAAGATTTATCGACCTATGTAATTTTACTTACATTAAACGATGAATCTATAATGAATAGACCAAATTATAAAAATGTATTAGCATGCTTTTTATTTTATATAATAAGAATAGTATATGATATATGTAAGAAATATATTAATTCCATTGATAATATTTTAAAATATATTATAGATTCTAAAGACAAAAGATTTAAATTATTAAATATTAAAGGTGCATTTGAATATACAACAGCATTAGATAAATCTCTATTAAAATTTAAATCGGTATTGCTAAATAATTTTTATCAATTATTTTTACCATCTAAAATTACTGAATTTTATGGTATGCATCAAGATGTTAATAGATGTTTTATACCAGAATATAAATCAGTTTTCACAAGAGATAATGAATATATTCGTCATAACTATCCATTTTGGGAAATTGATACAATAAATCCTTTAATACCTGTTATAGCTATTACAGACAATGATAAGATAAGTAATTTTATATTAAATATTAGCGAAAAGCATGATATAAATAATCCTGATAATATTTTGGAATTAGGTGGACGTATATTTAGCAATGATACAATGAAATATGTATATAAAATATTAACTGAATATTATACATTTTTACAAAAAAATAATAAATTTATATTATTTATTATAGATAAAATAATTCAATATTTTAATAAAAAAAATATTCCAATTGAATTACTTGAAGATTTAGTTAATGATATGTATATGGTATTAGCTCCATATAATAAAGATAAAATATCAAATAAATTATTATTAAATTTTGAATTATATTTAGAAAAATCAACAAATTATTATAAAAAAGTAATTGATATAAGAAATAAAATAAAATCATCGAAAAGAATAAATATTAATAATTTACATAATTTAGAAGAAGTATCTTTATTAAATTTTAATATTTATTTAACGCGCGCATTATGTTATGTTCCTGTTACAGCACATTATATTACAGATATAAAATTAAAAAATACATTACTAACAGAATATTTAAAAATTAAAAAAAAATATGAAAATATTATAATAAGCTATTCTGAATAAAATCTTATAATAAATTATATATTATATATTATGAATAATGAAACAGATAGTTTTTTACAAAAACTAGCTATTGCATCTACAACTGAATTTGAAAAATGTATAACAATATTAAATAGTAAAGATGAATTAATAAGTAGAAAGACATATAATTTTTTTTTATATAATGATTTAATACAGATTACACCAGAAATTGAAAATCAAGAAATAGATGTTTATAATAATAGTTCATTAATTATTGATACTTCGATTGATGACCTATACATGAGAATTTCTGCATATAATAATGATATAATTATTGAATTTAAAAAACAAATTATTGATAAAATAAAAAGTATTAAAACAAATATTGCTGAATGTAAATCTCATATTAATATATTAAAGAGTGAATATATAAATACATTTCTTAATACTGAATTATCAATTGATAGAAAAACAAAACTTGTTTTTAAAGATAAAAATGTATTATGTATAAAAAAATTTGATGATAAAAATCTTATATTAGGTGATTTTTTTTCAAGATATATATTTAATGAAATTAAATTAAAAAATAGAAATAATATAAATAATGTTATTTTATTGGATTATTCAAATAAAATAAATTTTTATAGTACAAAACTAATAGATAGTTATATAACTATTAATAATAATGATACTATAAGTTTTCCACCTTTTAATGAGATAGATAATAATTTTAAGTACTGGATAATATTAGTAAAATTAATTGTAAAAATATTTGGGAAAAATAGTGAATATAATACAATATTTGATGATGATATTTTTTTTACAGAAATTAGAAGTTTAATTGATCCTAATATAGGACAAGAGCAAAGAAAAGGACAAGGAAGGGGACAAGGAAGGGGACAAGGAAGAAGTCAAGGAAGGGGTCAAGGAAGGGGTCAAGGAAGAGGACAAGGAAGAGATTATTACGGAGGAGAAAATCCAGAAAATGAAGCATACTATAATTTAATAAGAGAAAAACAAGAAAAAAATAAAAAAGAAATATCAAAAAAAAAATCACCACTCAATAAACATATTAAAGTACCGCAAAAAAAAATAAATCTAATACAAGAATATAATAAAATTTTTAGTTTAATAAAAATATTTGATACTAGTACATTTAAAGATTTATATGAAATTAAATTTAAAGAAAATATGATGGAATATTTTAATTCAATAAAAAATGGTAAATTTTTAAATCCATTTAATGAATTTAAAATAATAGATTTAAAAAATATTAGTAAAATTACAAAACCAACTAATCCGCCTACATCAATTAATGATATGAAATATGATATTTTTCAATCTTTACATTTGTTAAATAATAATAAAAAAGATGTTATTGAATTTATAACAGATATAAAAAAAAAACTAATTTTAATATTATTTTATTTATATAATAAAAAAAAAAAATTATATGAAGAATATATATTAAAAATTAGCAGTATTTTTGATATTTCGCATAAAAATATTAAAGTAAATAATCCAAAAAATACTTCACAAAATACTTCACAAAATACTTCACAAAATACTTCACAAAATACTTCACAAAATACTTCACAAAATACTTCACAAAAAATATATAAATCACATAATATAATCAATAATTTAATAAATAATATAGAAGAAGAGAATAATACATTATTAACAGAAAATATGTATAATAAAAAAATTAAAAAATTAGAGGATAAAATATCTTTAATGCAAACTAAATCTAATAAAAATTATGATGAAAAAATATTAAATATTGAGCAACAAATTAAAAAATTATTAGTGAATAAATATAGTCTACAAATTAAATAGTATAATATTATATTATTGTCTATAAACTTCATCAATCGCTCTTGTTAAATCAGAATAAACACATGCAAAAAAACAAGGTTTATAATAATTTAATGAATCATATTTTCTATTAGCAATTAGTGGATTTTTTATTTTTTTTCCATCGGAATCAACGTTTACAACATCTGTACTTCCTGGTTTATGCGACCAATATTGACTACTATTTTGTTTCCACCAATGATAATCATTTTGAGGATCTAGTGCTAAAAAAACTTTATAGAATCCTGGAATACATGAATTATCAAATTTTTCTAAATAACTTCCAGGTGAATCTTTTTTTAAACGTTCCCTAAAAGAAGCACAATCATAATCATTATCATCAATATGTTCAAATCCTGAAGCATAACCAGGTTGTGCTTTTGAATCTAATCCAGGAACAATCTTTCCTAAAGCATATGTATAACAATTATGACTATTTTTAATTTTAGAATTTTTGTTCCATGCATCAGGATTATATAAAAATTCTGAACCAGAAACAGGAGAGAATTCCTTTGAAAATTCTAAACTTTCTGGTGTATTAATAAGTCCTTCATTCTTTTTAAATTTTGATATTTCTAATAAATATGGTTTTTTTGACATAGCCCCGCCTTTTTTAAAATTATACTTTTTATTTTTTAACATTATTAATATATATAAATATATATATTAAAAATTTAGTAAATAATAAATAATAATTTGATATGGCTTAAAGATATTTATCATATAAATATAAATAAATGAGTACATTATATTCTGATAAAATAGAAGTAATAATAAATGGTAAAATATTAATTAATGAATCTGATATTGTAATTAATAGTCAATCTAAATATTTTATTATTGGTAATAATGGTTGTGGAAAAACAACATTATTAAATAATATTTATAATAAATTACATGAAAATATTGACATATTAATGCTAGAACAAGATATAAAAGTAAATAATAATCAACAAGAAATTTATGATTTTATTTTAGAAGCAGATTCTGAACTATATAATAGTTATAAAAAAATGAAATCTCTAGAAGAATTAGAAGAATTAACTGATGAAGAAAGTATTTTATATAATGAAGTTTCAGAATATATTTATTCTAAAAAATGGGATTCATACGAAGCTGAATCTAAAAAAATATTAAATGGACTTGGATTTACACATATAAATGAAAAAGTTTCAATCTTATCAGGAGGATGGAGAATGAGATTAGCACTTGGACGTGCATTATTGAGGAATCCTACTATTTTAATGTTAGATGAACCAACAAATCATCTTGATTTAGATGCGGTTATTTGGCTAACCGACTATTTAAGTACATATAAAAATACATTAATTATCGTTACCCATCAAATACATTTCGTAAATAATATTGCAGATACAACATGGTTTATTGGAAATCCTGAATTAACAGGTAATAAATTATATACTGTTAGAGGTGGTTATTATCAGGTGCAAAAAACTTTAGATTTATTAACAAAAGAAACAATGAATAAATATGAAAAATTTGAAAAACGCATTCAAGAAATGAGAAAAAAATCAACGCCTAAAAAAGATGTTGATGAATTTATTAAAAAAAATAATATATGTAGACCACCAAAGAAATATATTGTAAACATTGATTTTGATGAAGTAGAACAATTTAGTAATAATAAAAATATTATTGAATTTAGAAATATTGATTTTGGTTATAAATCGACAGATGACATATTTAAAAATTTAAATTTAACAATTAGGAATGATACGCGAATGATTTTAGTAGGACCAAACGGTGCAGGGAAAACAACACTTTTTAAATTAGCATCTAATTTAGTAAAACCAAATGATGGTATAATAATTAATGACGAGAGATTGCGAGTAGGATATTATTATCAACAAATAATTGACAATCTTCCATTAAATAAAACTTCTATTGAATATTTACAAACAATAAATTCAAGATTGGATTCAGGACAATGTAGAGGTATACTTGGAAAATTGGGTATTAAAAAAACGGAATTATTAGATTTACCCAATACGACTATTAATGATTTATCAGGTGGGCAAAAAGCACGTGTTTCATTCAGTTCATTGCAAATAAGTAACCCGCATTTAATTTTACTTGATGAACCGTCAAATCACTTAGATATTGAGAGTATGGATGGTCTGATAACAGGAATTAATAATTTTAATGGAGGTGTTGTTATAATAACACATGATATGTATTTAATTGAATCTATTAAAGATGCTGAAATATATGAATTAACTGATAATAATGTAAAAAAATTTAATGGAGAATTTGCGGAATATTGTGAATACAAAAGAAGTTTATTTTAAAAAAAAATTGATGGTTATTTTTATACAAATAAAAAAATATATATAAAATTATACAAACTGCATAATGAAAGTTAAAGTAAAATCTACAAAAAAATATACAGTAGAAGCTAAAATAAAAGAAGTAGAAGAACGCTCTATTACTGAACTAGGTGTTGAGGATTTTGTAGAACAGCTACACAATAGTTTGAAAACAGGTAAATCGTTAAATGCTGAAGGAATTGCCCTTCAGCGTGATATATATAAAAATATTTTTTGTTTAAGAAACCCAGAAATATTTGTGAATGATTTATTTAATAATTTGTTTCAAAATTTTGAAGGTGAAGGTGAAGGTGAAGGTATTCTTGTCGAAAATAAAGTATTTCTAACAATTAAGATCGAATCACCAAGAGGATTTACACAATATAATCAAATTCACACACTTGAAAAAAACGAATATTTATCTATTGGAAGTTTAAAATGCTTTAAAATATATGTTAAACCAACCGACTTTACGCTAAGTAAATTGCATCTTACATTATGTATTTTTGCAGGAAAATTGGCACTTATTGACATAGGTTCATTATCAGGTATTGAAAACTGTAATTCGAATTTTATTATAGTGAATCATCAGAAAGAAGGAACTCCCGGAATGTATCCTATTGGGAATAGTATATATCTTAAGCTTGGTGGATTCAGGGTGACCATAATTTCTTCATATTCTGATAAACCAATACCAAAATGTGTTAATTGTTCAAATTATTGCACAAATATGGCGCCATGTGGACATTTTCATTCATTTTTATGTAATAATTGTTTAAAATATAATATTATATGTGAAGGATGTTGTAATTGTGAAAATGAGTGTAATTGTTTACCACTTAATAAAACAGACATAAAATGTCTTTATCCAAATAAATACTGTCAAGAGGGTGATTTATCAGCTACAGTGAATACAATTCAAGAGGGTGATTTATCAGCTAAAGTGAATGAAATTCAAGAGGCTTGTTTACCAGCTAAAGTGAATGAAATTCAAGAGGTTTGTTTACCAGCTAAAGTGAATGAAATTCAAGAGGCTTGTTTACCAGCTAAAGTGAATGAAATTCAAGAGGCTTGTTTACCAGCTAAAGTGAATGAAATTCAAGCGGGTGATTTATCAGCTACAGTGAATGCAATTCAAGAGGATGATTTATCAGCTACAGTGACTGCAATTCAAGCGGGTGATTTATCAGCTACAGTGAATGCAATTCAAGAGGCTGGTAAATCAGCTTCAGTGAATGCAGTTTAATTAAACTCTTCTATACAAATATATTACAATTTTATAATAATATATTAAAAAATAACTTTTTTATAAATAAAATATAGTATTTATATATGAATTATAAAAAAATAATTAATGAAAAAATACAAAAAATTTTAATGAAAAAAAAAATTAATGATTATAATGTATTTTTATTTGAAATTTATATAAATATTTATCTTATACTCGAAAAAAAGAGAGAAATCGCACAAGTTTATATGTATAAAGAATATATTGAAATAATTATAAAATTACTCAATAAATATTATCCTTTTTACAAAATATATGAAGAAGAACGACTTATTTTATATCATCCAAAATATAATATTGATAATCTAAATGAAACATTTACAAAAAAATTTGCATTACAGTTAGGAAAATTTTATAAATGTGCAGGAGACGTTGATAAAATATTTAAAACACATAAATATTTATTACGACCAGTTATTAGAGTTAAATATATGAATATAAATTTTGAACTTTTTGCACAAATGTGTCCACCATCAATTTGTGTGAAAAATTTAGATTTTTTTGTAAAGATTGCACAAAATTTTGATAAAATACTTAAAAAAATAAATAAAGATATAAATGTAGTATTTGATATGAATATTTATTATAAATATAATTAAGAATATATATGGTCAATAGACCGAGCTAAATCAGAATAAATACATGCGAAAAAACATGGTTTATAATAATTTCGATGCTTAAAATTTCTATTTGAAACTAATGGATTCTTTATTTTTTTTCCATCTGCATCTAAATCAGTTACATCTGAACTACCCGGTTTATGAGACCAATACTGGTCTTTGTTATGTCGCCACCAATGATAGTCATTTTGAGGGTCTAATGCTAGAAAAACTTTATAAAATCCAGGTATACAAGAATTATCAAATTTTTCTACATAACTTCCTGGTGCATCTTTTTTCAATCTTTGTTTGAAAGATTTACAATCAAACTCGTCCATATTAACATGTTTATATCCAGAAGCATAACCAGGTTGTGCTTTAGAATCTAATCCTGGAACTATTTTACCCAATGCATAAGTATAACAATTATGAGATGAACGTATTTTTTCATTTTTATTCCATAAATTAGGATTATATTCTAATTCTGAACCTGATATTGGCGAATATTCTTTAGAATAATTATTATTATTATTATCATTATTTTTATTATTTTTAATTTTACGAATTTGTAATAAATATGGCTTTTTTGAGTTAGTTTTCATATTAAATTATTATAATATGATATTTTAAAAAATTAATTTATTAATAAATTATAAAAAAATGAAAAAATAAATTTAAGATTTTAATTTAATATTTATTTATTTATAAAATAATGAATAGCGATAACAGTTCTAGAATTATAAAAATAATTAACAAAACTCCTGTTAAACAGTATGGTTTAGAGGAAGTATCTTGTAATAAAACTATTTTAGAAGAAATATTGAATATTTCTTCTAAACTGTTTGATGGTCAAAAGGAAATTATTAATAAATTAGATACTCTAGAAAAAAGAATTATTAGTATTGAGAAAAAAATAGAAACATCAATGAATAGTGATTCAGTAATTGAGGATTTAGTTGATTTGAAGAAAGAATCTTTAAATATTGATAAAGAAGATGCATTAAAAGCTTTATATTATAAAGACTATCGTTCAATAGTTTATATATTTAGAATGTTTTATAAAAATAAAACAAATCCTAAATATGCATATCCAGTAAGAATTACTGGAAAAAGGTCATTTGAATATTATGCGAATAATAAATGGAATAGTGATTTATATGGACATATATCAATGAATATTATTTGTGATAATATTCAGAATCTGTTTATAAGATATAATGATTTAGATACTGGGGATGTATCAGATGAAGATTTTATGTTGAATCAACAATTCATCTGTAAATTATCAGATGAGAAATATAGGAAAGATATTTATAAAAATATCATTGAAGAAGTAAGGATAAACAATATTTAGTATAACAGTAAAAATATTTTTATTGTTATAACATAAGTTAGTTGTTATTACCACAAGTTAAAATTGTATTATAAATATTAATACGGATAATATTATTTCTAATATGTTCATCACTTTATTAATATTAATGTTTTCGTATATATAGATATATTTATATCTTTAAGTACTATTTTTTTTATTAAATCATATATTTTTACACAACACATTAAACACAAATCACATATTTTTATAAAAAATAAATTCTACTAAATTATTTTTAAAAATAGGAATATACTTATATGAAACCAATGTTTCATCATTTTTGCACAACACAATACATAACACATTTCAAACATTATATTTATTTGTATCCATTCCAGCAACATAACTATTCAAACTTATTCCATCCAAACCAGTATGAGGAATTGATGGATATAATGTTGAAGGTAACTCATTTGATAAATTTTCATTAGTCATTGATAAAATAATTACATAAATAATTAAGAATAATATTATTAAACTTAATATTGATGGTAATGAACCAATACCTAATATTGGATAAATAATAATAACTGCAAGAACAAGTGATATTAAAATTTTCCATAAATAATTGAAATTATAACCATTTTGAAAACTAACAGTAAAATTTTCTTTCATATACTTTAATAAATATAAAAATATTATAAATATATTTTAAATTTTATTTAATAAAAGATAATAGATTAAAAATAAAATCAGAATCCATATTAACATTAGAATGACAACCAGTACATGTATATAATATATTACTAAACTCTGATAATTGTTTTGCATGTTCATAATCAATTAATTCATCATCTTGACTATGAATTACCATGGTCTTCATTTTTTTATTAATTTGATTTAATTTATGTCTTATCTTCAAATTATTTAAAGTTTCAAATCCTATATTACCAATCATAAAAACATTAAAACTAAGAATATTTTTAATAATTTCTTTAATATCTGTAAATGTAGATTGTATAATTAAATATTTAATATTATATTTATTAGCAAGAGATGTTGCAATCGACCCTCCTATAGATTCTCCATAAAATATAATATCCTTACATTGTATATTTTTTTCATTTAATAAATAATTATAAAATTTATCTGCACAATTAATACATGAACTTTCATTTGGAATACCAGAACTTTGACCAAATGAAGGATAATCAAAAATTAATAATGATAGACCCAATAAATTAAATTTTTCAATATAATTTAATCTAAAACTTATATTCCCTGCATTACCATGAAAGAATAATATACATTTATTTTGAGTAATACTATTTTTCTTATCTTCATCAGATGGTATAAACCAACCGTGATATTTATCGGTATTATTATTTATGAAAATATCTTCATATTTGATATTTATAGCTTCAGGAGTTTTTTTAAGTTCCTTATTTGGAAAAAATAAAAATTGTTCAAAAAAATCTTTTATCATATTATTTTTATTTTTACTTAATATATATTTATAATAATTAAATTTATTTTTAACTTAAAATTCTTTTTTCAAAAAAAAGAACAACTAAGATAAAATAAGTTAAAAAATATATTATCCATATATATTATATGGCAGATTTTATAACAAATTTTTTAAAAAATTTAGGATGTTCTCAATGTCAAGAATATGAATTTCAAGAAACAAATAAAGAAAATTTAAAATCATGGAAATTATATTTGAAAGAATATGAAATGTATTCTGCTATGATATTATACAATGATATTTTAAAAAAAGATATTTCATATATTATTAATAAAAATGAATCTATATTTTTATTAGATGAAAATGATAAAATATATATAAAATTAGAATTTATTGCAAAAAGTGAAGATAATAATACATCAATACTTGTTCCTGGAGATGAATATCAGGAATTATATGAACAAATTGGAAATATGGAAAAAACTTATGATAAAGATATGAATGCTTATTTAATTGGAATATTTAATATTAGAAAGTAAAATAGATTATAATTTAAATTTTTAATAAATTAATTTATTAAAAAATTAAATTTAATTTATTAAAAATTTAAAAAAAATTGATTTTTTTTATTAACTTAAAAATTAAATAGATTATTATATTATATCATCATGTCACATTTATTAAATGAATTGCAAAACGCAGATAATTTGGAATCAGTTAACGAAATCCAGTTTAGTCTTTTTAGTCATCATGACATAAAGCATGGGTCTGTTGCTGATATATTAATTCCTGAAACTTATGATTCAAATATACCAAAGAATAACGGTTTATTTGATCATAATATGGGTTCAATTGATGCATCCGTTATTTGCCCAATTGATGAGAAAAAAGCGGAATTATGTCCTGGATATTTTGGAAAGATTGATTTAGCACTGCCAGTGTTTAATAATCATTTTATAACTTATGTAGAAAAAATACTAAAATGTGTTTGTTTTAGATGTTCCAACTTACTTTTAGATAAGAATGACCCAATGGTTCTTAAGGAGTTAGAAGGGAAAAAAGGTTATAATAGATTTGTATCATGTGTTGCATTATGTGCGAAGAATAAGAAATGTTCTTACAATAATGGATGTTTTGTTTTACAACCATCTAAATATGTGAGATTAAGTGGTGCAGCAAGCATTAAAGATAAAAATAATATTATTCAGATTTATGCAGAATTTTCACAAAATGCATTAAAAGATAATAAGGTTTTGAAAACACAGAATTTTACGCCATTGATTTGCTACCAAATTCTTAAAAAGATTAAAGATGAAGATGTTGATTTTCTTGGAATGTCTCATACATTCAGTAGACCAGAGTGGATGATTATAACAAGTTTGGCAGTTCCTCCTCCATCGATGAGACCATCTGTTAGACAGTCTGATAATCAACGTTCTGAAGATGATTTAACATATGCTCTTTTGAATATTGTTAAGACGAACAAAACATTGAAACAAATTATTGATAATAGTAATAGTCCAACTAAAAAGGTTGATGACTATCAAGGATTTTTACAGTATTTAGTATCTACTTATATGGATAATGAAATACCTGGTGTACCTCAAAATGCGCAACGTTCATCGTTTCGTCCATTAAAAGCGATTACACAGAGATTGAAAGGTAAGGAAGGAAGATTAAGAGGAAATATTATGGGAAAACGTGTTGATTATTCTGCAAGAACAGTTATTTCAGTTGACCCTAATATTAATATTGATGAATATGGTGTTCCTCAAAAAATTGCAATGAATTTGACTTTTCCAGAAATTGTTACTAGATATAATCTTAGAAAGATGCAGGCAGCCGTTCGCAATGGTCCCAAGACATATCCTGGTGCAAAAACTGTTGCAAAGATGATTGAAGGACATCAGAGAAATATTTCATTAAAACATGTTGATGTTCAACAAGTTGCGGATAATTTAGCAATAGGAGATATAGTTCATCGTCATTTGATTGATGGAGATGTTTGTTTATTTAATAGACAACCTACTTTACATAGAATGAGTATGATGACACATAGAATTAAGATTTTACCATTCAGCACATTTAGATTGAACGTTACTGTGTGCAAACCGTATAATGCGGATTTCGATAAACAATAATCATCACTGTCGAAAACAGGAGGCGTTAAAAGCGTGTAACCTCCTAGTTATTAATAATTGAATAAAAAATAATGCTGTAATTTATTTAAAGACATTATACTATTAAGTGTATAATGAATATAAATATAAAAAATGTAATACTGGACAATGAAAAAGAAAGATATTATGAAATCTATAAAATAGTTTGTATATCAAATCAAAAATGCTATATTGGACAAGCTGTTTCTCATATATTAAACCATAAGAGATATCGTCCATATGGAATGGAAGGAAGATTTAAACAACATATACATGAAGCGTTTTCAAAAAAAAATAACCAATGTAGATATTTAAATAATGCTATAAAGAAATACAATCCTGAAAATTTTAAAATAGAGTTACTACATACATGTAGTTGTTCCGATGTTAATACAATGGAACAGCAATACATCAAAAATAATAATTCATTATATCCGAATGGATATAATTTAAATTCAGGGGGTAAGCAATTTAAACATACATTGGAAAGTAGAAAAAGAGTTTCAGAAGGTGTAATAAACTACTTTTTTGATTTGAAAATTAATAGATTTAAAGATGTAATAATATCAGAGCACGAAAATATTGATAAATATATCAGACCATTGAATAGAAATAATATTCAATATGGATGGTATATTTATATCAATAAAATGAAAGCTGATTTTGGAGGTGTCCATATTCCATTAGAAATAAGTAAACAGAAAGCATTAGAGTTTTTAATAAATATAAAACAATTATCAATAGCGAAACACCTTGTTGCGGGAAGTTCCTAAAGCTTTATCTACCACTCTTTTATGGAAACTAAAAAGAGGAACACGATTAATAGTCGTACCCAATGGTAATAATGATAAAGATGTTTATAATTATATAAATTATGATTATAATAAATGGATAATCCGCAGTGTTACTGACTAAAGTCGTTATAACTAGACTATGTCGGGCATTCAGAGACTGAACGGGTGTTGGTCAATAATGATGGGTTAGTTACCCTGAATTGGCTTAAGATACAGTCCGTCCCTACTGGAAACTTTAGGGTACTCTTTAGATTTTTTATTTATAAATGAAGGTTTTAATTTCGGAAAAAAAATATTTTTGATATTTTTTCTGATTTTTTTAACAATGATTTATTGATAAAAAAGCTGGGAGACGGGAGATGAAATGAATATGCATATTCCACAATCGCTTCAAACAGCAGTGGAATTAGAACAAATATGTTTGGTACCGCAACATATTATATCACCAGGAACAAGTACACCTTGTATAGAAATTGTTCAAGATACACTTTTAGGAGCGTATCTCTTAACAATTAATGATGTTAAACTCAGAAAGGACCAAGTTCAGAATTATATGATGTTTTCAAAAAGATATAATGGCTACTTACCAGAGCCATTCGGTTATGAATTTGGTGAACCATATTGGACAGGAAAACAATTATATTCCTTGATTTTACCAGATATTAGTATTAGTCAAGTCAAAGATATTAAGATTATTAGAGGGCAGATTACTTCAGGTTATTTAACATCTGATACTTTAGGAGCAGGTTCAGCAGGATTAATTAAACAGATTCATAATGCATATGGAACAGCTACATGCAATGATTTCTTGAATGATACTCAAAAATTGATTACTAGATGGATGGCAGATAATAGTTTTACAATTGGTTTTGGAGATTCAACTGTAACACGTGACCAACGAAAAGTAATTAAAGAAATTACCAATAAATACTTGGAAGAATCTTTTGATTTAATCAGAAGGGCTCAACATGGTGTTTTTGCGAATAATTTAGATGATGCTTATAAGGTAACAAATTTGGAATTTGAATTATTGAAGATTTTGTCGAATTTAACAGAAAAAGTAAAAGAATATATTTTTGCCAATATATCTAAAAAGAATAACTTTTATCAAGCTGGTGATAAGGCATCAGGGTCCAAAGGTAAAACAACAAATATTCAGCAAATTATGGGTTGTGTTGGACAGCAAGATATTTGGGGTGACCGTATTCAAGAAGGTTTTACACAAAGAACTTTACCACACTTTACAAGAAACGATGTTGGACCAGAAGCTAAAGGATTTTGCAGGAATAGTTTTATTGAGGGATTGTCTCCTAGTGAAATGTTTTTCCATGCTATGGGTGGTAGAACGGGTACAATAGATACGGCGATTAAGTCAGTAACAGGTGATACTCCAATTATTATTATGGAAAGAGGTATTGTTAAACATGTTAATATCGGAGATTGGATTGATAAAATTTTAGATGAAAATAAATCATCTGTACAAAATTTACCAGAAAAAGAAATGGAATTATTAGAACTTGATTATGAAGCACATATTCCTACAACAGATTTAGATGGAAATGTTAGTTGGGGAATTATTAAAAATATTACCAGACATGACCCAGGAAAAGAATTATATGAAATTAAAACTAGTGGAGGTAGAAAAGTTATTGTAACAGAGTCTCATTCATTATTAATTTGGAATGGAAAACAATTTGAAAGAAAATCAACACCAGATGTTAAATTAGGAGATTATGTCCCAGTTACAGCACAACTAGCAACACCTCCTGTGATTAATATGAATAACATTAATCAAGGAATTAATCATATATTATTTAATGGATATATTGATCCAGAGTATTTTAATAAGGATGAAGTAATAATTCAAACTTTAATTGATTCCTTATTTGAAAAGATTGGAACATATGATAATGATGATATGATTTTTAGGTCATTGTCATCAAGGTTATTAAATGATATTAGTTTTTGTTTATCAATAGTTGGTAGATTTGGTATTATTTATGGCGATGAATTAATTGTGAAGAAAAATCATGGATATAAAATTGTAAATGATACTGTCCTTGATGCGATTGTGGAAATTAATAAAATTGATATTGCGAAATATCCAAAAGTATATGATTTAACAATTCCATCAACATTGAATTTTGGTCTTGCCAATGGTCTTCATGTTGTAGATACAGCCGATTCAGGATATTTATCAAGGAAGTTCATTAAAGCCGCCGAAGAGCTAATGGTTAATTACGATTTCACAGTTAGAAACTCATCCGGTCATATTGTCCAATTTGGTTACGGTGATGATAACTTTGACCCAATTAAGTTGGAGAAAGTTACTCGTATTGAAATCTTTGAATTTGATAATAAGAAGATGGAAGAAAACTACAAATTTGAATCATTGGACGATGTTTCATATTTCGAAAACTTTATGACACCAGAAGCCATTAAGGAAATGATAGATGATGGTACTTACAAGAATATTCTAAATGATGAGTATGAAGAAATGATGCAATACAGAGAAGATTTAAGGCATAACTATTTCAGTAACACTGAAGCAATCGGTGATATTAAAACATATATTCCGATTAACTTATACAGAGTTATTCCGGACCAATTGATTAAATTTAATATTGAACCATTTCATCTATCGGATTTAACACCAAAGTTTATCACTGAGACTTATAATCAAGCAATGAAGGATATAATTAAATACTTGCCTGAAAAGGAAGTTAATTGGAAATTATTCAAAGTCATATTCAAATCCTTTTTGGCAACAAAGAAGGTTATTAAGGAAAGCCGTATGACAAAGGCTGTGTTTGAAAGTATTATTCTTTTAATCAAAGAAAAGATGATGGGTGCATTGGTTAATCCAGGTGAATTGGTTGGAATTATTGGAGCGCAAACTTTGGGTGAGATTTCAACCCAATTGACTCTTAACTCTGTTACATATGAAACTGATATTATTGTTAGAGACAGTAATAAGAAGATTCAAAAAGTACAGATTGGAAAGTTTATTGAAAGAGAAATTAGAAAGTCTCAAAAGATTGATTATATGGCGGATAAGGATACTACTTATGCGGAATGTGCGGATTATTATGAAATTCCTTCTTGTGATGAGGATGGTAATACAACGTGGAAGCGTATTGAAGCTGTTACAAAACATCCTGTTATCAATAAGGATGGTAGTAATACTATGTTGAAGATTACTACTGAAGATGAGAGGGAAGTTATTGCTACTAAGGCGAAATCATTCTTGAAATTAATCAATGGAAAAATTATTCCTTTTGAGGGGTCTGAATTGAAAGTAGGTGATTATTTACCTATTAGTACAAAACAGATTGACTTCGAGGAAGTTGATACATTGGATCTCAAAAGTATTTTACCACCTAATGAATATCTTTATGGAAGCGAATTGGAAAAAGCTAAAACTGTTATGCATGAACATCATTGGTGGAAAAATCATGCTAATAAGACTTTCATATTACCTCATAAAAGGAGTGACAGTGTTGTTCAATTAGCTAGTGATAGAGTAAGACCGGGAAAGAAAACAAAGAGTAAAATTGTTGATGGATATGTATTTATGTTATTGTCAAATAATTGTGAATACAGAATTCCTGAAGTTATTGATTTGGATTATAATTTAGGATACTTGATTGGGGCATATGCTGCGGAAGGATGCATGACAGACCATCAAATTTCTATATCCAATAATGATACTGGTTACTTTGGACCTATTATTGAGTTATGTGAGAAGTGGAATTTAACAACTAAGGTTTATAGACATGAAAATAAAAATCAAGAAGGATGGACAAGCCAAGATATTAGAATTTATAGCACAGTTTTATGTAGAATTTTAGAAATTTTTTGTGGAAAACTAAGTCATAATAAGTTTATCAGTGATAAGATTATATTTTCGAATAAGACTTGCTTAAGAGGATTTCTTGATGCTTATATTGGAGGAGATGGATGTGTAAATGGACATAGTAAAACTATAATGATTGCATCTACATCTAAAACGATGTTAATTGATGTTCAACAAATACTAAATATATTTGATGTTTATGGTTATATATATAAACCATCAAAACAAGAAATAAATAATAGAGGAAGTTTGGATATAAAACAAATGTATCACTTATGTATTAATGGAAAACAAGCATTTAAATTAGCTCATATTATTGATATTAATATTGGATATAAGAAAATAAATACAGAACTTATTTTAGAACATATTCATATGTATGAATATGGTAAAAAATATGAAAAAGTTCCAAATGAAATAAATGGTGAGATTGTTTTTGAAGATTGGAATGGACGATTTATTGATACATTATTTGATAAGATTAAAAGTATTGAAGAAGTTCAAAATACTACTGCTTATGCATTTGATTTAACAGTTTCAGATACACGAAATTTTACTGTGTATAACTCAATAAATTTGAGAGATACATTTCATCTGGCCGGTGTAGGTGCCGGTTCTTTAGTCATCACTCAAGGCATTCCTCGTTTGAGAGAACTCATAAATGTCAGTAAAAATCCTAAAGAAAGAAATATGATAATCTACTTGAAAGACCAATATGCCAACAATAAGGATAATGCCAAAAAGGTTCAATCTCGTTTTACATATACACAGTTGAAGGATATCCTTGCAAAGACTGAAATATTATATGATAATAAATATGGTATGACAGATAAGTTGGAAGATAGAGAATTTATAAAGAGTTATAAAGAGTTCACTGCTCTTTTTGATATCGATAATGTTGAAGAATCGTGTCTTTCACCATGGATTTTAAGATTATCTTTTGACAAAGAAGCATTGATGAATCGTAAGATATCTATTCAGGAAATCCAAGAAACAATTAAGGAAAACTTTCATAATGACCAGGAAATTGATTGTATTTACAGCGATGATAGTGTAAATGATGTAATTATGAGAATTAGAATTAAGCAAGATAGTAAGGGTAACTTTTTAGAATTCATGAAGGACTTTGAGAAGCAATTAATTGGATTGTCACTGAGAGGTATTACGAATGTCAATAAGGTAGAAGTTGCAGAATCCAATATTATTAAGTACAATAATGATGGTTCTATAAATCCATCTAAAGAGTGGATATTGAAAACTAGTGGAAGTAACTTAATAGATATTCTCGGGGATGATTCAGTTGATAATACAAGAACAATTACTAATGATATTCTAGAATTTCATGAAATCTTTGGTATTGAAGCAACTCGAGAATTATTATACTGTGAATTGGACAAGGTTTATTCAGAAAAAGGTCCTAATCCAAGACATATTCAAATGTTGGTTGATATAATGACATATAGAGGAAAATTAATGCAGATTGATAGACATGGTCTTAATAAAAACTCTGAGATTGGACCGATTGCTAAGGCATCATTTGAGGAAGTAATGAATATATTCACTAAGGCGGCTATATTTGCAGAGAAAGATAATATGAAAGGAGTTTCTGCAAATATATTGGCTGGTCAATTCTGTAAATCGGGTACTAATGCATTTGAGATATTGATAGATGAAGACAAGATGTTAGAAAAAATTGATATTCCTGATTATGTTGATACAGATTATGTGGATATTAATGAGAAAGATGTTGATGTAGCATTTTCGAATACATTTAATTCATATGAACCAACGGAGAGTGTTGATGACAAGGATTTTACATTTGGATTTGGTATGGAAGAATCTAAACAATATGAATTGGATAAAGTAACATCTGCCAATGTTATTCTAACAGAAAAAGGAGAATCAGTTATCGATAATACAGGTGAACCAAATTATGGAAAGGTAAATATTCAGAATACAGAATATGTGGACAAATTAGATATTAACTTTGATGCGGTTGATATTAATGAACCAGTATATGAAGAGCCGGAATCTATCGTAGAAACTAAAACTAAAAAGATTAAGATTAAGAAGGAAGTAGCGGAAAAACCGAAGAAGATTAAAATTATAAAAAAAGTAGTAAATGAAAACAAATAGAGTTATTATGTATATATAATATATTTCTAATTTAAAAATTTAATTTAAAAATAAAAAACTATTTTTTACAACAAATTATTCATATAATTTTTTAAAATATATAAAAAAATGAAATATTTTTCTTTAATATTTTATTTTTAATTATATATTATACCATAATTCATAAATGAAAAAGTCTGAAGATATATCTGGGTATAGAACAATTAATCAGAAAAAACTTTTTTCTGATTTACCTCCTGATATTAGTGTTTATGGATGTGGGTCACCTTACAATATATTAGGTGTTGATATAAATATTACTTATGTCGGTGGAGTATTACGTAATCTAAATACAGATAAATCTTCTGTAGGTAAAATACTATATAAAAATAAACCTGATGAAAATATTGATTTTTATACAAGGTTGTTTGAACGAATACCAATACCTTTTCCTTATATATCATATGATGAATATATAATAAACCAACCAATATTTTTTTTGAACAAACAAATAAATTTAGATGATACTCAACTAATCAAACAAATTGCTTTAGAATCACATATACAAAAAAATGGAAAAGAAGATAATCCTGAAAATGGTGATATTCAATTTGAAAATTATATATGTCCTTCTGAAATTTATAGTTCAATAGAAAAAAAATCTATTCAATCTAACAAAGAATATGAAAAAACACATCGCGGTAGTCGTAATGGATTTTATCATGATAATACAACATATACAATAACTCGTTTAGGAATAGGTCCAAATATAATTACACGTGTAAAATTTTTAGTCAATGTATTTAATAGTAGAATAAAACATAAAGAAGATGAACAATATATTGAACAATCAAAACAAGAACAATTAATACATAATATAACATCTATAATAGCACAACAATTCAAAGAAAGATTAGAAAATCAATCAACACAATTTAAAGAAAGATTAGATAATCAATCAATGCAATATAAAGATAAATTAGATAGATTATCAATGCAATGTAATACAAAAATGGATAAACAATCAACGCAACTTAAAGAAGTTGTTGAAAGAATTCAAGTTTTAGAAAAAGTAGTATTTAGAAAAACAAATGATATTAAACACGATTTGGTAGATATACATCATCATATTGCATCTATTGGAGAGGAGATTTTAGAAAAAGTTAATAATGATATTTGATATATATAAAAATTGAAATCTTTTTTCTTTAATATTTTATTTTATTTTATTTATTTATAATACATAATTCAAAAAAATGAAAAAATCTGAAGATTTATCTGAAGATATAACTGGATATAGGTCAATTAATCATAAAATAATGTTTTCTGATTTACCTCCTGATAATAGTGTTTATGGAAGTGGGTCAAGATTTAATATATCAGACTCACATTTTTACTATAATTCACAATCAAAACCAAATGAAAATATTGATTATTATGTAGAAAAAATGGATGGATATAGTAATTTTATTAAATTTAAACCCAATGAATATGATAAATATATAATTAATCAACCAATATTTTATCTAAATAAACAAATTAATTTAGATGATATTCAACTAATCAAACAAATTGCTTTAGAAGCACATATACAAAGAGGAATAGAAGAGAAACATAAATATGTTAATTTAGAATGTGAATTTGAAAATTATATATGTCCATATGATGATAAAAGAATAAAATCTATGATTGAACACCGATTAGAGAATGCTTTACATGCTTTTACTAATTGTCGTAGAACAAATTATACAATATATGGACAACCTTTTAGTTTATACAATGATAAAATAGTTAAACAAAATGATAAATATAAAATAGAATATGAAAAAATAAAAGCAGATAAAAAAAATTATTATAGTTTTAAAGATTATTTTTTAGAGTATCATATAAAACCAATAACACTTTTAGGAATAGGTCCAAATATAATTACTCGTGTAAAATATTTTGTTAATGTATTTAATAGCAGACTTCAACATAAAGAAGATGAACAATATACAGAACAATCAAAACAACAACAATTGATATATAATATAACATCTATAATTACACAACAATTTCAAGAAAAATTAGATAATCAATCAATGCAATTTCAAGAAAAAATGAATATTCAATCAATACAACTCAAAGAAGTTGTTGAAAGAATTCAAGTTTTAGAACAAGTAGTATTTAGAAAAACAAATGATATTAAACACGATTTGGTAGATATACATCATCATATTACATCTATTGGAGAGGAGATTTTAGAAAAAGTTGACAGTAATATTTAATTAAAGAACTTAAATATAATAGTTTATAATAATATATGTTTCAAATATTTCAAAATAATCATTTATTTTACATAATTAATGAATATGTAGATTTGCAATATTTTTGTGATACATGTAAAACTGCATTACAATTAAAAAAACAACTTAATTATGTATTACAAACAAAATGTTCATTGAAATTTTATAATAATATTGATTTTAGAAATCTCGTATTAAGTAAAATATTGAAACCAGATAAACAACTATCTTTAGATTTTAGGTCATGTTCGGAAATAAGTGATATTAGTGTACTTAGTCATATTCATACATTAAATTTATCACGTTGTCAAAATATTATAGATATATATTCATTAAGTCATATTCATACATTATATTTAATATTTTGTAAACAATTAACAAATATACATTCTTTAACAAATGTCCATACATTATATTTAGCTGGTTGTGAAAATATTACTGATGTAAGTATGTTAGGGAATATTCATACATTACATTTATCAGGTTGTTATAATATTACTGATGTAAGTATGTTAGCGGAAGTCCATACATTAGATTTAAAATGTTGTCAAAATATTACAGATGTAAGTATGTTAGGGAATGTTCATACATTAAACTTATCATGTTGTGAAAATATTACTGATGTTAGTATGTTGAAGCATGTTCATACATTAGATTTATCAGGATGTGAAAATATTAATGATATTAGTATGTTGGGAAATGTTCATACATTAGATTTATCAGTATGTGATAAAATTACTGATGTAAATATGTTAGGAACAGTCCATATATTAAACTTATCATGTTGTCAAAATATTACAGATGTAAATATGTTGGGAAATGTTCATACATTAGATTTATCAGGATGTGATAAAATTATTGATGTAAATATGTTAGGAAAAGTTCATACATTAAACTTATCATGTTGTCAAAATATTACAGATGTAAGTATGTTAGAAAATGTTCATACATTAAACTTATCATGTTGTCAAAATATTACAGATGTAAGTATGTTAGGGAATGTTCATACATTAGATATATGCGGTTGTGATAATATTATAAGTAAAATTGATTAATATTTTTAAATTTTTATATATTAAAAATACCAATCATTTTTTATATATATTTTTTTATGCGATAAGAATATAATGCACAAATTACGTGTTATAATTGATAATAATAATACTAAAGTATATAATCAATATAACCAAATATGCAATTTATTACCAAACCATTTATTATATATTTATAAAAGAAGTAATAATACTAAAGAAATAACTACTGATTATAATTTATATTTTGATACTATTTCAGAACGTGTATATGATTTATGTCCATCTAAACATACAATCCTTCTGACTAATGATGAATATATTGATTCATTAACATATTTAAGACGCGAAACATACATTGATAAACCATTAATTGCCATAAAAGATATTGTTGACTATTATTTTTGTTTAACATTATATGCAAAAAATATTTTGATATCAAAATATAAAATTAAAAAAGATAAAATAATATATCTAAATGGTTTGGTAAATGATTTTCTCAATATATATAATATAAATCTAAATAAACAAAAATATATATTATATGATATAGACCAATACTCTGGACAAAATAATTTAGTACTTTTAACAACATGGTTAAAATATTTTACTCAAAGATATGAAAAATTAATAATTATATATAAATACAGAAAGGATTCTATTGTTAAACATAATTTTGAACTATTTAAACGAGGCACTTTTAAAAATATTATTTTAATAACTGATGCTAATGCAGATATATCTAATTACAATATATTTGCAAGTATCATAAATACATCATATTATAGTTTAACAACATCACTTTATGAAAATATAATGAGGAATCGTATGATATTAACAGTTAATGATAAAATCACTAAAGGTATTTTAAAAGACAAATCATGTATAATGCTAGATGAATTTAATGAAGCTAATATTCACAATGCATTAAATAAATTATTTAAATATACCCCAAATGAAATTATTAAAATAACGGCAGAAAACAAGGATGCATTATTAAAAAAAAGTAAAAAAAGTAAAACTTCTATTAATAAATTTTTTAAATCAAAAATATCAAATAACATACTATGTTCTGAATTAAAATTTACAGAGAATGAAGAAACAAAAATATATAATCCATCATTGATTATAGCATCACATGAAGAAATAAAATCAGAAATGGATAATATTGATAAAATATTTAATAAAAAAAAATATAATAATCAGAATATTTTAAATAAATATTTTAGAATACTAAAAACTCCCTCTAAAAATAATAAAACAGATTGCGCATTTGCAACAATAATTATATTAAACAATACTTATATATCAAGTATTTTGGCAACTGGATATATTATGAAGTATATTAATAAAACAAAGTATAATTTAATATGTTTTGTTCAGGATAAACCTTATTATGAAGATGGTATTTTAAAATTTCCAGGATTAACGGCAGACGATATAGATAATATTGGACTATTCTATGACTGTGTAGTTGGTATAGATTTGTTAAAAATAAAAACTGGAGGAGATAATGCAACTTTAAGATTTCATTATACAAATGCTAAATATTATGCAACAAAATTGCTATGTTTTGGATTTGTTATGTATTCCAAAATATTATATTATGATGCAAGTACAATTATACAATCAAATATAGATTATTATATGACAAAATATAATGAAAATAAATATTATAATACCAATAATGATGATTTACATAGAGGATTAGTTGGAAATATATATATGTTTATTCCAAAAACATACTATATTGATAAAGCATTATATTTAATGGACAATTATGCTAAAATATTTGCTAAACAACATAGTTTTATGTTACCAGATGAAGATTTGGAATATTATACTCTATATCCACATTGGAGTAAAAATCAAATTAATCGTGATGAAATAGCTTCTAATTATATTAATGATAGGCATCCTTATATTCAAATAAACAAAAAAGAAACAACGATATATAATTTTAATTTATTTGTTATTGTAAAACCATTTATTTATTGTGATAATAATAATTATACATTATTTAGTTCAAATCATACATGTTATGGTCTTTGGGATGAAGCCGTTTCAAAAATAATAATTAAATATCCAGAATTAAATAAATATTTTGAATTTATAAAAACATTTCGTTATACATTATTTTAATTTTTTATAAAATATAGAAGATATCTTAAATATGTTAACTATTAGGATGGGTTATTTTTACACCATAAATATGATTATAATTATGAATGCATCATATACTAAATTAAATATTTACAAATTAAATAATATTTTTATTAAGTATCATTCAATAATGATTAAAACTAAAAATGAAAAAATAATATATTAATATATATTATAAATGTCATATATTTTTGTATTAGAAAATAATGATTTAACATATAAAATTGATTTTAAAAAAAATACTAATACCAAATATGATAATAAAGTATTTTTAGAATATAATAATTATGTTAAAGAAAAGAAAAATGCATCATTAATAAAAGATAATATAAAATATCGTAATACAAAAACTAGTTTTTTTAGAGAAGAACAAGAAGGGCGTTTATTTTTATTAAAAATATATGGAATGGAACATAATAATAATTTATATATTGATAATATTGATAATATTACATCATTAAATAATAGTAATGGTAATAAAAAAACAAATTTGATTTTAAGATATGGTAATGAACTATATAGTAAAATAAAAGATACAGATGAAAATTCAAGAGAAGATATATTAAATAAATCTATTATTAGTGCACTTTATAAATTACCTAACCATTTAAATATTGGTGGAAATATGATGATTTCTATGCATAATTTTAGTAATAGTAAAACAATCGATATCATATATTTATTACTTAATTTTTTTGAAAAAATTATAATTATTGATGGATTAAAATTGTTTTGTTTAAATTACAAAATTACAACAATATCACAAGAAGATATTGAAAAAATATTTAATAATAATTTAGATTTTAATATTACTCCTAAAACAAATTTATCAAATCTTATAAAATATCTTGAAAAAATATTTACACAACATAATAAAACATATAAAACATTATTAACAAATACTGAAGAAAATTATTTAAAATTACGATACAATCAAATGATGGAACTTTTTTTGGAAACTGGTATGTATAACAGTAATATTAATATAAATATTGCACTTTTATTTATTAATTATTTTAGAGTTAAATTTAATGAAAAAAATAAAGATATTGTAAAGATTACATCTTCTATTTCATTTCGCGAAGGAGATTATATTAAAAAAACAATTGAAAAAAATGATTTTAAAAAATGTCTTGAAGTTGGATTTGCAAATGGGATATCAGCAGTTTATATATTAATGAATAAAAACACAACATTGACATCAATTGACCCTTTTCAAAAACCACAATGGAAAAGTGAAGGGTCTAAACTTCTAAAAAAATTGGATTTAAATAAAAATCACAAATTAATTGAAAAGAAAAGTTATGAAGCTTTACCAGAATTATTGAAAAAAGAAGGGGATGGAGCATTTGATTTTATTTTTATTGATGGATGGCATACTTTTGATTATACATTAGTTGATTTTTTTTATTCAGATTTATTATTAAAAATAGGGGGTATTATAATTATTGATGATGCATTGCATGCAGGTGTTGCTAAATGTGTTAATTATATTGATAGTAATTACAGTTCTTTTTATAAAAAACTTGAATCACATAAAACAATTGCATCTTATAAAAAAATGAAGAATGATGATAGAGAATGGAATTTTCATAAGCACTTCTAAGAGCTTTTTTTTGCAAAAAAAAAGACTCGCAAAAAAAACGTGGACTTTACACCTTTGCACACAAGGCTGGTAACTTAAGGTTTTATACTATTTTATAAAATAATAAATTATTTTAAAATTATTGTTTAAAATATTATAATTAATAATATAATAAAATATATTTTAATGATGACTTTAACAATAATTCCAGCAGGCCATCGGCCTGCGGGAATTATTGTTAAAAGTATCATTAATATATATTTTTAACACTATATTTTAATAATAAACTTTTGAGACGGGCTTCGCCCGCCGCGGCCATCGGCCTGCGGGAATTATTGTTAAAAGTATCATTAATATATATTTTTTATTATAATATTTTAAACAATAATTAAAAATAATTTATTATTTTATAAAATAGTCTAAAATCTTAAGTTCCCAGCCTTGCCTTTGCACATTTAAAACGCCGATTTTTTAAATATGCAAATTATAAATAATTTTTTAATGTTTTTCTTCTGTTAGAAGGTTTCTTACTATATTTCTTTGTTCTATTATAAGTTCCTTTAATTATATTCTCATATTTTTCTTTTGGTATATCTTTAATGACTTTTCTATATTGGTTTTTAATTCTTTGTGTGTTAAACCATCTAATTTTTGTAATCTGGATTTTATCATACTAAAGTAATTTTCTATACTATTTGTAAAATGTTGATAAGGAACTGAATATAATAATTTATTATGTTTATTTAGTAATTCTTTTATTTTTTCATTCCTATGACTACTTGCATTATCTAAAATTATTAACTTATTTTTGTATTTTTTTGTAATATGTTTTTCTAAAAATTCATATAACCTATCACTATCAATTCCACCTTTTACATATAAATCCCAACCTAATACTCCATTATAAGAAATTGCAAATATACCAGTATATTTTTTAAATACTTCTTGAGATTGTGTTTTTATTACACATCTTTTACATAATTCACTATAACAATGACTTCTTTTTTGAAGACCGCTAATGCTTGTCTCATCAATACATATAATATCTTCTAATTTATGTTTTTTAATTTCATCATAGAATTCTTTTAATTTTTGATTTATATTTATTTCTTTACCAAATCTTTTTTTCTGGTTCATGTCGTATTCTTGTTATTTTTAATGTTATGTTATTATCTTTTACAATTCTATTGATATGAAACCTACTTAATTCAATCTTGTAATTTTCTTTCAATTTATGTTTTAATTCTGTCATAGTAATAGTTTAATTCTTTTTAATTTCATCCAATAAAAATTTAACATGTTCTTTATGAACTTTGTATGAAATTGGTTTTATATTTTCTCTTTTTATTTTACCATATTTTTCAACCAATCTCATTAAACTTCTTGGACTACATTTAAATATTTCACACACTTCTAATTGTGATTTATTACTATCTAAATAATATTTAACTGTAGATAATTTATAATCTTCACTTTTATGTTTAGATTTAATTTATAATTATTATTATAAATTAAAATATTTAAAATTATGTTATAATATTAAATATAGTAAATATAAAAATGAATGAAGAAATAAGTAAGTTAAAACATGAAATAGAAGAACTTAAAAATAAAAATAATGAATTAGAAGAAAAATTAAAATTATATACAAATCCAATACGAAATAAAAAATATTATCAAAAAAATAGTGATATAGTAAAAGAAAAAGCAAAAAATTATATGAAAAATTTAAAAGAATCTAATCCAGAAAAATTAAAAGAATGGCGTCATCAAGCATATTTAAATCGCAAAGCAAAACTAAAAGAATAACATAATGAAATTAATAAAGTTTAAATATTTTATATTTTCAAATTTAAATCTTTAATTATATATTCTCTAATATTTTCATAATTATTTAAATCATAATGAATATTAATTAGTTTAATTCCTTTTTTATTACATAACTCATTTTTTAATAAATCCCTTTTTTGTTGTTTTTCAAAATCATCTTTATTTTTATGAAAATATGGACAGAAAATATAATGTTGTATACCATTATATTCTATGGCAATTTTTAATTCATCATTATAAAAATCTAATTCTAATGGATATTTAGTTTCTTGATTCAATAACCAATTTGGTCTTATTTTATTAAAGATTTTATTAGGAAATAACTCTTTCAGTATTGTAGAACATATTTCTTCTCCTTTTGATTTTTTATTTAAAATATTATAATCAATGAAATCACATTTATATAATCTATAAAATTTTTCAATTTGTTCATTTTTTATGATATATATAGTATTACTATAGTTTGATGGATAATTTTTTAATTGTTTACATTTTGCAAAAATAATATTATAATCATATGCTTCATCTAACAATTTTTTATTAATATAATTTTGGTCAACTTTTGTTATTATACGATTTAACTCCTTTATATTGCTACAATCACTACCGTAGTCATTCCATATATTATCGATAGTAGAAGATAACCAACTCAAATATTCTGTTTGTGCTTCATATATATTACTAAAATATTCTGAATGAGTATTTGAACGAACTTCATATAATTTATCATTAATATCCATATTTCTTGGATAAGATACAATTTTTAATGTAGACAAATCATTATCATTAGTAGAACAAATATATTTAATAAAATTATCACGTTTAAATTTTTTTATTAATTTTTCTTCTTCCTCTTTTTTTTCCATTATTGAATATTTTGTTATTGATTCTTCACAAATTATATTTATTTTATGAATATCACATTCATTAACATAATTTAATGAATTTATATAATTAATATCTTTATCACTATATTTTTCTTTTATTGTTGAATAAGATATTTCCGTTTCAATTATTTTTGCAGTTATATTTGTATTATTTGTATACCATAAGTTATTTGTAGCATATAATTTATTATCTGATAATAATTCTATAATATGCCAATCACCATTATATCCTTTATTTTTTATAATCATATTATATTCAATTCCGTCTGATGATTTATATATAAAATCAGATAAATAAACTGTATTATTACTACATTTTATTTTTTCAATTTCATATTTACCATTAAAATATATTTCTTTCATTTTATTTTAATTTATATACTAATATAAATTAATATAATTTTATATTAATTTTTTTATTATTAAATTAAATGCGTAAAACTATTTAAAGAAATAATATTATATAATATATATAGAAATGAAAAAATCAAAACCAAAAGTTAAAGAAAAGAAAAAAAATGAAGAAAATTTTGATTACATGAAAACTAATAAGGATAATATTAAGAATGTTATAAGAGATGAAAATTTATTGTCTCTTATTAATGATATTACAATTAGAACAAATAAAATTGTTATACATTCATATCAATTCTTAAAATTATATTTATTACATCTTTATGAAAATAATCAATCTTTTCCAGAAATAAATAAAGAATATATTTGTGATATTTTTAAAGTCATTACAAAAAGAAAATGTAATAGTGGTGGTTATACTGATGAAACTATGCCAGACCAATTAAGAACTCTTACAGATTTTTATAAAAATCATTATTCTTTAACTATTGTTAATAATGAAATTCTTTATTATGATAAATTACCATATATTCTTGCTTATGAAGCAATTGATATGATTACAAATATTAATAATAATATTCAAGAACATTTTATAGACCATCTTAATAAATATGTAAATATTGTGTTTGACATTAAAGCAAAACGAGATGAAATTACTAAAAATAATAAAGATAAAGTAATTAGAAAACAATTACATAAGGAATTATATGAAGAAATAAATAAAGTCAAGAAAGATTTAATTACATTTGGTGATTTAACAAGTGATATAAAATATCATAATTGGATTAGAGAACAAAAAATACAAATATTTCCAAATAAAATAGAGTTTGAAGAAAATAATATTTATTATGAACTAAAATCAAATACACAATATTTTATTTATGGTATGTTTCATATTTGTAATGAATTAGAAAAATTAAATGATAATAAAATTAAAAATGATGATAAGCAAATTAGATTATTTAATGTATTGCCATTAAGAACTAATATAATACCAAAAAATATATGTATTGATACATGTGGAATTATTCAAAATTTTATGGGTGAAAATTATGATAGTAAATTATTAACAACATATAAAAAACAAAATAAATATTTTGAATTATGGAATGCATATTTTAAGTTAAATAAAAGAGTATTCAAAAAGGGTAAAAAATATACATTTTCACATATGATTAGAACAGATGGCATTTCTTGTTGTATTCTATTTGTAAAAGTAGATACAAATGGAAAACCATTATCTAAAACATGGCAAAATAAACAATGTTGTCAAGAAGAAAATATTGATTATATTGAAAAAGCAGATTTGGGTGAAATTAAAGATAAAAAATTTATTTGTGCTGACCCCAACATGAGCGATTTAATATATTGTGGTTATAAAGATGAAAATGATAAATTAATTACATTTCGTTATACACAGAACCAAAGAAGATTAGAAACAAGAATGAAAAAATATAGTAAAATTAAAGATAAATTAAATAAAGAAACAATCATTAATGAAAAATCAGTAAAAGAATTAGAAACAACATTATCAAGTTTAAATTCAAAAACATGTAATTATGATAAATTTAAAACATATTGTATTGAAAAGAATAAAATAAATTATCAATTATATTCACATTACGAACAAAGATGTTTTAGAAAATTTAAATTAAATTCATTTACAAATACTCAAAAAAGTGAAAATAAAATGATACAAAACTTTCAAAACAAATATGGAAAACCAGAAGAAACTATATTTGTAATGGGTGATTATGATAAAGGCGAATACCATATGAAAGGAAAAGAACCAGTAATTTGTAAAAAATTTAGAAGAATATTTAAAAATGCTGGTTATAAAACATTTTTGGTGAATGAATTTAGAACATCAAAATTATGTAATTGTTGTAATGAAGAATTAGAGAATTTTTTAGAAAGACCAAGTCAAAAACCAAAATTAAAGAAAGAAGAGAAAACAGAAATCTGTCATGGATTATTACGATGCAAGTCGGTTAAGCATAAAAGCGAAATATTCCATAACAGAGATAAGAATGCTGTGCAAAATATGTTAAATATAGTCAAATCCGTATTAAATACAGGAAAAAGACCAGAAATATTTTGTAGAGAAATAAATTCTTAAAATTCATATCCGTTTCAAGACGGATTATAACCAAATTTTTGCATTTTTGTTTATTTTTTTCGTTGTTAATTCGGCGTTTTAAATGTGCAAAGGTGTAAAAAGTAGATTTTTTAAAGTAGATTTTTTAAAATATATTTTTTAAAATATATTTTTTAATAATATACTTTGGACAATAGGCATATGCGCACCTAGCAAATCGTCTTTTTAAAAAAATCTAAAATAACAATAATTAATTGTTATTTTAATGACTTATAAAATATATTTATAAATATTATTGGGTTTAAAATCCTTCTTTTTCATATTTCTTTATTATAATATTTTTTGACATTTTAATTGCTTCTTCCTTTTTTGATTCTAAAATGTTTGATATAAATTGTTGAACATTTTTTTGTATTCCATTATCTCTTACATAATCACTATGTTTTTTTACAATAACTTTTTTACTATCCTTCAAAAAATCTTCAATACATGTTGGAACACATTCATTATTTATATCTAATAAATGTTTCTGTAATTTTTTCATTGTATTATTAACAATATCTTTTGATTTCATTTGAATATATTGGTCTACATCATTTTTATACACCATTCCAGAATCATTATTTTTATCAATAATAATATTTAGATTTATTTCATTCTTTAAAATTTCTTCTAATAATCCAGTATACATAATTTTTGATATCAATAAACTAGCTTTTTTATCATCCGAAATTTTAGAAATATCCCAGTCATCATCAAATGGTACTGGATTATTTATTTCTATAAATATATTATTTATTATATTATTATTACTATTATTATTATTATTATTATTATTATTGTTACAATTATTATTAGTTAATGAAATATTATTATTTTTATTAAGTTCATTATAAAAACATGATAATAATATGTGATTTTTTAAATCACATATTTTACTAAAGTCTTCATTACAATATGAACATTTTTTTAATTTATTCTTATCAACATATTCTATCATACTTAATAATTTATCTTTATTTTTATAAATAATATCTGAATTTTTAAGATATTCTAATTTCTTTTCATTAAAATCATTATTTTCAATTGGTAATAATGATAAAATTAATACTTGGTCGTCTGAATAGTTAAATGATTCTATATTTTTTTTACACTGTTTCTTTTTTATTAAATGTTTATATATATTACAATACCTTTCTGTTTTATACGTGCATTTTTTACATTCATAAGATGATGACATGTATTTAATATATATATTTATATTTATTTTATATAGTTATTTTCTTATAAATTAATTTATAAAAAACGTGCTGAAAATGTAAAAACTTTTTCAGCACGTTTTTGTACAATGAAATTATTATTTACATTTATTTATTTATTTAACAATAATTTATTAATAATAATAAAACATCTATATCAATAAAAAAACGTGCTGAAAATCGTGCTGAAAATCGTGCTGAAAATCGTGCTGAAAATCGATTTCAGAAAAACACGATTTTAAAACTTTTTTTGAAACTTAAAATTTTTTTTTTCAGATTTTTTTTTTTTAAAAAAGTTTTTAAAATCG